ACAGTAAATCAGAAGCAGCATCAAGAGCAGGTAAAGCATCTGCTCAAGCACGGTTAAACAATCGTGCAACGGACGTTCAACTAACCAATAACCATAAACCAATAACCAATAACCATAAACCAATTAAAGATACGCTAAAGCGTCCTCGTAATGTAAGCAAAAAAACATGGGATGATTTCTTAGTTCATAGAAAGAACAAGAAAGCACCATTAACAGAAACTGCTTTTATTGGTATAAAAAATGAGGTAAAGAAAACTAGTATTAGTCTGGAGGATGCATTGGTCATGTGCCAGGCACGAGGATGGCAAAGTTTTAAATCCGATTGGATTAATAAAGAACAAAAGTCATTTGCTACTACTAACTATGGTGAGGGGGTACAAAAAATATGAGCAAATCTAATTATTGGGAACATTGGCCTGATGAAGTTAAACAAAAAATTATAGATGAATGGGTACAACAAAAAGTAAACGAAGAAAAGGAGAAGCAAAATGCTAGAAAATCTAATTAACAAGGATAGGCCAACAGAAGAACGCAAATGTTTTAAACATGGTGCATATACTTCAACAAACTTTTTTGGCGAGCATTGGACAGAGTGTTCTAAATGCATGATTGAACGCAGGGATGCAGAAGCAAAGGAACAAATAGCTCGTGATAAAAAAGCAGAGGTAGAACGTGAACAACGTAGATGGGCTGCAAAAATAGGAAGTGCAGCTATTCCAGAACGATTTAAAGATCGGACGTTAGATAGCTATATAGCACAGACAAGTGGCCAACAGAAGGCATTAGCTTTTGCAAAAGAATATGCAAAAAACTTTGACCAAGTAATAAAAACAGGACGTTCTGCAATCTTTGTTGGCAAACCGGGAACTGGCAAAACCCACTTGGCAATAGGCATTGCGTTGAGCATTATGCAACAACAACGGCAACCAGTATTTGTTACCGTACAACGTCTTATAAGAAGGGTAAAAGATAGTTGGCAAACAAAAGCAGAAACAGAAGGTGAAGTAATTGATGCATTTGCGTCACCTGATCTACTCATACTTGATGAAGTTGGTGTACAGTTTGGGTCAGAGTTTGAAAAACAATTGTTGTTTGATGTACTAAATGAACGCTATGAAAAACTTAAGCCATCTATTTTATTATCAAATATTCCTAGTGAACAATTAGCAGATTACCTTGGTGAACGTGTAACCGATAGGTTGCGTGAGAACGGAGGTGCATTAATTGGATTTAACTGGGATTCACATAGGAAAAACTTATGACAACTCAACAAAAAATTTTAGCAGCCAAGGCACGGATCAAAGAATTAGAATTATTAATTAAACTATGGAGCAAGTAACTATGAAAGAAAAAACTATTTTGCAAATTGCTAAATACAAATGTCAATTAGCAGAATTAGAAAGACAATTTTGGTTTGAAAACTTAGATGGCAGGTTTTATAAGGTAAACCATGACCGCATAACAGAAGAAATAAGGAGGTTAAAACATGATTGAAATAGTTTTAGGTTGGCCGCCATCAGATTTATCGCCAAACAAAAGATTGCATTGGGCAAAGCTAGCAGCAGCAAAAAAACAATACAGAAAAGATTGTTGCAGCGTATCTAAAGAACAATTAAAAAAATACAGAGGTGTTTATAAAGATATACCAGAAAAATTAGTTTTAGAAATGACGTTTATACCACCTGACAGACGAAGTTATGACCGAGATAACTTAGTTGCTAGAATGAAAGCAGGTATTGACGGTCTATCAGATGCACTACGCATCAACGATAAACGTTTTAATACTGTTATTTCAACAATGGACTCAGACTACCTTGGTGGCTTTGTCCGCATACGCATACTACAAGAAATTCCTTATGGCACGAAAAATCAAAAACCTATCAATCAAGACACGAGAGTACAAAGATAAAGATGGCAACCCAAAAGGAAACTGGGTCAATATTGGAGTCATTATGGAAAATGACCAAGGTAAACAATTTATGTTGTTAGATAAATGGATAAATTTTGCAGGTATACCTGATTTTAGTGGTAAAGAAAATTCTGGATCAATAATGGTAAGTATGTTTGATGTAGATAATGATTACCAATCTCAACGCAAAGACATACCGCCATCTTATAAAGGTAACGATTACGATCCACCTTTTTAAAATTAAATACCCCAGAGTGAGCAGACCAGTAATCACTCTGAGGTATCAGTTCTAGCGTGAGGTAGAGAACTAGAACCTAGTAGGCCACACCCAACCCTTATTTTTTTGGTGGCCTACCTTTTTTAGTTCCATACGTACCTTTGCCTTTGGGCATAATAAACCTCCTTGTTTATTTTAATTATGAAAGAATTTTTTAATTCTGTCTATAGTTTTACGTTCTTCTTTTATTTGTTTTTTAGATAACATTGCTTCTAGTTCTATTATTCGACCTAATAAACTTGCAAGAAATACATCTTGTTTCATCTGATGTCGTATAAGATGTGTGCAATATCTTTTTACACCATCGTAATCATTGCTTTTTAAGACTTCTCTAATACGCATCTCGACAGAAAGTTGTAATTCTACAGGTGGTTCTTCTAACTCTATGTTGAGAAATTTATCTTTAGCCATTAATTTAATTTTGGAAACAAGTTTTGCTCAAGCAGGTCAACTAATTTATCGTCTACGGTATTTGAGGTCTGCTTTACGAATGACCGACAAAGGTCAACAACTAATCGTTTTGCACCCGTAGTCGAAAGAAAGCGTAAAATTATAGGTTTTAAAATTTTGTACATAGTTTTGTGTGTTACTTTCCAAACATAGCTACTTTGCTAGTATTAAACAAGAGTTACAACTTTTATGGCAGAAAAAGAATCTAAAATTGAAGAACAAGAAGGTACGGATTGGGCCGAAATTTTTGGTCATGGTGTTAGATTTATGATTCTTGTCTGGTCATTAGCAATGATGACTCTTGGATACATGGACAAGATACGCAATGACGGAGCTTTTTTAGCCGGCTTGACCAGTGGGGTCCTAGGATCTTACGGCATTTCTGTCAATAAGAAAAAAACTAATAATGGCAATGCTCCCAAAATTGTGGATAATAGTAAAAACAAGGTAGGCATTAAATGAAAAAATTATTTCCATTTATTTTTTTGGTTACAAGCCCGTGTTACGCAGAAATTACCCATAGCTTACAGAATATAGTATCTGTAAGTACTCTTGGCGCACAATCCACAGCAACTAGGATTGGATCTACATTTTCATCGCAAGGAACTAATGTCACTCCAACTGCTAATGATACTGCAAACTTAATAGGTACGCTTGATTTATCTGATGATGGCATATCTAATGGTGTACCTACTATTGATTACGACACAAGCTACTCAGTAACAGATGCAGGTAGTGCATATTCAGTATCGGAAACGTATTTAGAAGCGGATTCTATCCCTACAAGTTTTTTAGGAACAACGGTTACTAATGGTGTGGTGCCATCGTTACCTATTTTTGGAGATACGACAACTGTAAGTGGTGGCGATATAGGATCTACAGCAATAACAATGGATTCTGGTGGTGCGATGACAGTTACATTAACAGATGCTGGTGCAGGTGTTACAGCACAAATGTCAAGCACAATAAAATTAGAAATTGATTAATGAAATGGTTAGTATTTTTATTGTTTGCAATACCTAGTGCAAATGCTGGAAGTATTACACCTTCGTTTTCTACAGGTCAAATTGAGTCGAATAGCTCTAGTAAATCTATTATTGTGGAGACAATTGTTACTGAGAATTATCGGACAGGATATTCATACAGTATGCAGGGGTCTAATGTACAACCTACAAGCGGTACAATCATATCTCCTGATGCAACCTATACAAACACCCAAACAGTTAATGGAGTGTCATTTAAATGGGTAACTCCAGAACTCAATACCAAGCCTCAATGGGAGGTAAGAGATCCAACGCAAGCATTCAGCATAACAGAAAATTTTCTTGCCCCCGGTCTAGATGCAACCAGCACGATCCAACGCACTATAAATACAGAAAGTCAAAGTTCAAGTTTAAGTATATTTTCCCAATAATTTTACTGGCATTATCGCCCAAAATTTTTGCAAATACTGTCAGTTCGCCTTCAGCCAGTTCGTCAGGCACGGTTATCAATCAAGGTATAAATAATGTGTCGGGATCATTTCCAACTCATAGGTTTTCAAATGGCATTCAATGTCAACTACCAACACTATCTATAAATCCTTTTATAACTAAAGGAGAAAATTATAGCCATCCAAGAATTACAACAACAAGAACTAACATTTATGATTTATCAGAAGATAATAATGGTAATCTTATAAATCCCGGCAAAATTTTATATCAAGCTGAACAACCTAGAATAGATCAGACTACAAATAATTTTTCATACGGACTAACTTTACAAATACAAATACCATTAGGAAAACAATTTAATGATATGTGTTTAAGAGCAGCTGAAACAAATATTAAAGGACAGGAGTTTGCATTAACAAAAGCAAAGTTAGAAGCTAATTTAGCAAGAATGAAGATATGTGCAGAGCAACTAAAACTAGGTGTTAAATTTATCGGTGATGATGCGGTAACTTGTAAAAACGTAGTGTTAACAACTGTACCTAATCAGGTTTTACCTCATCAACATTCTTTGACTTTTGAGAACGAGTAAAAACCTTTTTAAAAATTGTCTTACTTAAACTTTTTAATAGCCCCAAAATAATTGGACTACTCGCAGCCAGCAAAGAAATAGTAACGACATTAAGAGCAGCACTAGGTGTAGGTAATACCGATTTAATGAAAGTGACTTTTTCAACAATTGGATAGCAATCTACCCCATTATTAGCACGTTTATAATCAATAATCCTTGATGTTCTTAAATCTGATGTAAACGAGCCTACTGGCAATACTCGTGATAAATCTGGACATGGTGGAGGTTCTATTGTTTTATTTTTAGGTTTAAGTTTAAGCTTTGGTATTGATGCTTGTTGTGGTTTTACAGTTTCTATTACAGGTGCTTCTTCTGTAAAGATAATTTCATTAGGATCATATCTTATGGGATCGTAAGAAGGTATTTGACCTTCTGGACAGACAGTATATGTTCCATTAGGATCTGCTATTAGCAAAGAAGGATTGCGTGTAGTTTCTAAATCTCTATGTGTTAAATTGCATCCCGGTATTTTTCCAGATAATTTATGTTTTATAAAGTATGGTGTTTTTGGTATGTCAATAGTTGGTAAAAATATCTCTGGTATTTTTATTTCACTCATCTAAAAAATTTATAATGGCAATACAGGACCACTAAGTTTTGGTAATTTCTTATCTATTTGTTTAGGTAAAACTTTGTCAACAGAAGTCATTATTTTTTTCATCATCATCGCCTCAAACTGTGGGCTTGTTATCCATTTGTAAGCTGTCCAACCAGCCCCTATGGTTGTTAAGCTAATCAGGAACGATACAATAGATAATATTGATGAAATTTTATTTAACATGAAATCAGTTTTTGCCCGTGCATTAGTACCTGTTACTATTATAACTTTTTGTGGTATATGTGCATTAGCTCCGTTGTATGTAACTTTAGGAATGATGCAACGTCAGGTAATAAATAAAATATAAGGTTTGGTGGTTGTAATTAAGTTACATTAAAAAAATTACAAATACCAACATTACTCTGGTTCGGAAGCTAGATGTGCTTTGTAAGTATTAATCACATCCGTAGTCCATAAAGCCGTAGCTATAGCTTTTATATCAGCACAAGTTTCATTAGTTAAATCATCACCGGGAACACGTGCATAAGAAGAACGTGACCTACCTATTTCATTACCATCTTTAAATGTAATAGTTGTTTGTAAACAGTTAATGATTTTATAAGGATGTGTGACTTCAAGCTTATTTTCTGTTTTTTCTGTGTAAGTAGCCATTTATTTATATTTTAGGAATTTTTACTGTAAATCTTATTTCAAAAGCATCTGCAATATCACTTGCTTCTAAATCTGTCTGACCTGTATGTTGATTAACTTTTAAATTAATAATAGAACCACCAGCTTCAGTTTGAGCAATTACTTGGTCGCCAGCTGATAAACCAGTTAACCCGCTAATAACTCCCGGAACAAAACCGCCTGTGTTTGGTGAGTTTGCAATAGTCGGGTTAGATACACCAGCAGCACTATAATCTATTTCTAAATCGCCTGCCATGCCACCTTTATTAGTAATTTTAATTCTAAAAAATAAAGTATTTTCTGTCAACCCTTTTATTAAATAACCTACTTGTTTATTATATGTTGGAGTTCCAGCGGTAGTTTCTCCCTTTAAAATTGGAGCAAACGTCGATGTTTCACCAATAGTAGTACCACTATCTTTTAAATTACCACTAAAATATACATCTTTCCATTGTTTATCAGACTGACCTAAACTAAGGTTAGCATTAAGATCTGTATAGGGTTCTAACCCATCAGTTGTAAAACGAATACGACTTTGAGTAGCACCGTTTGTTAGAAATTTATTAAGATATAAATTTAATTGAGTACCTTTTTCACAATTTATATCAACGTTATCCTCTGCACCTAAGTATGCTTTTGCACCGGTAGTTTCTAAACCTTCTGTTCTAAAATTACCAGTAATAGTTGAACTGTCTGAACCAATAAAATTATGCTGATTAGGGTTGCCATATTGAAAAGCTGTTTGACCAAGCATAAAGGTTTTTTCTGCTCTATCAGTAGCATAAAAATGTAAACCTAAACCAGCACCTGTTGCCTGTGTTAAAGTCTGACCAGCACTTATTGTTCCTGACAAATCAGTATCATCTACGCTTATGTATGGATGATTTACGCTAGAGTCAAATCCGTACGAAAACGCTGTAGCGGTTGCTCCAGCACCGTTTGACCATTGAGTCCGTCCAACACCATCAATAAGAGGATCTATTCTTGTTGATTGATTTAAATATATTCTATGTTGACGAGGTATATTAGTGTCCCACGTACCTTCGTGTATTTTATCTACAACAGCTAAAGTATCGACAGTATATGTTTTTGCAATACCAGCTACTCTATCAGCTCTACTTTCACCATAACATCCTATAAAGTATTCATCTCTACCTCTATCTAGATATACAGCATTTCCAGAAGCTGATCTAAATGAACATCCATACCAATAACGGTTTTGGAAATTTCCAATTAAATCTCGATAGTAACATCCAGAATTACGATCATAACTACCAGCAGTGCCTTTTGGTTTATTACCTACACGTACACCAAAGCATGCTAAGTCACTAAATCCTCCATAAGAGTAAATATTATTACTTGATGTAATTGCAGTTCTTTCACTACCTTTCATATAGATTCCCCATTGACCGGCTTGAATCATGCAATCTTTTAATGTAATTTCATTGTTATTTCGTCCCGGTACAAAAGTCCAGCCATAATTATCTATGTGATATTGAGTAAGTGGTGTAACTCCTCCTGATTGATTAGCTCCCCATGTTGCGTCAGCATACCAGCCAGCTTTATTTGTATAACCTCTTAGCTCTACGTTTTCCATAGAAAATCTAGTTGCACCACCAGTAAATAGAAGTATGTCCCAACATCCTGTACCGTCAGAAGATCCTCCACTTTGTATTGCTACGTCTCTTATCGTAAGACTCTTACCTATAGCTGCTACACCTACTCTGTATGTAGTGCTTGTATCTAATGTTCCAACAGCAGTACCGGCTAATCCTATATCAGTCCAAACTCTAGCTGTTGGTAATGTGGTTGATAATAGAATTTCTGTACCACGTGGCGAACCTGCAACATTTTCATGTAAACCATAAATATCACCTGATGTATCTCCTTGCAGTGTAACTCCACCATATAATCGAATTACATCAGTTATAAGGTATTGTCCAGCTGGAAGAAAAACTGTGGCTCCTGATCGGGTGTCTGCTGCATATGTAATTGCAGCTTGTATTGCTGTGGTATCATCAGTAGTCCCGTTTCCTACTGCTCCAAAATCCTTAACTGATATAAAATCCTTTAATTTATTATCTATGGTTCTTGCAACTGCTCCAGTACCAGTTTGTGTAAAAGAAAGTTTACTTGCATCTATTGCAGCGGTTGCGTTTACTTTTGCATTGGTAACTGTACCATCACCTAAAGTTACTGACGCAGCATTTGAAGGTAAACGAGATTGTAATACACCATAAAATGTAATGCCGGTTGCCGGAGCAGAAGCAAAGGTAATTGTTCCAGCAGAAGTATCAATTGTATATGCAGTCTGTGGTTCTTGTATTACACCGCCCAAACTTATCATTAAAGATTCTGCGTTAAGAGGTTTTACTGTTACAGAACCAGCTGTTAAATTAAACGTAGTTAAGATGCCATTAAACTGACTAGCAATACTATCAAGTTTTACTATATCTTTTAATCCACTGGCATAAGATCCTTGCGTTATCCATTTAACACCGTCAAAAACATATTTAATCCCATTAGCTGCATCGTGTTCTTGCCCTGTTGTTGGTGCTGTTGGAAAGTTTAAAGCCATGATTTAATTATAAAGAAGAGATTACAAATGCCAACAATTCAGTATATAAAACTCCAAAACTGGTAATTTGTTGTCCAGTTTTTTTGTCAGTTACAGTATTGCTACTTAACATTCCATAGTTATCAGCATTTAAACCTTCTGCTTCAAAAGCTGTTTTTAGATCTTGAGCAATAATTCCAAAATGTATTTGTGCAGCATCTCCTTCAGTTGCTACAGCACTTTTGTATTTAAATTTTTTAAGTAAACTTTTACAAGCTACAGCTACTTTTTTTTCTGCTGCTGTAAGGTCTGCTATATCTTGTTTTAAGTTTCTATCTGAAGATACGTCAGTTGCATTAGTTACAAAAAGCTTTTTAAACCTAGTTGCAGCAATACCCAAATTTATATCGTCATTTGCGTCTGGTCTTACTATATTTGTGTCTGAATCTAAAACTAAATCTGCACTATCAGCTTCAACTTTTCTCGTTCTTACATTAACAAAGTTTTTTTGGCTACTTCCTAAACTAAACGCATTATTAGCTTCTGGACTTAAACTATTTGCAGTAAGTTTTATTTTTCCTTGTGATAAAAGAAACAAACCATCGTGAGTATATACAGTAAGAGGTACTATTACGTCATAAGTGAGAGAAGTTCCTGTTGATATAGTGCCACTAGCAGAATCAGTTAATGTAAAAGTATTAGCATCAACTCTAGTAATCTCATATATACCATCTGTAGCACCACCTGTAAAATTAGCAGTTATAGAATCACCAGTTATAAGATTATGATTAGTTTTAGTAACCGTTACTGTATCACTTGATCTACCATACGTTCCACCACTTACAGTCTCACTAACACTGGTAGATCCTAATAATCCATACTGGGTGGTACTACCTCCAGTTTTTAAATAATTAACTTCACCTGTGTAATTTGTAAATAAAAAATTTACAATACCAGTTCTATGTGTAAACTTAATTTTAGAAGTAGCTACTTCACCATAACCAGAAATAAAATCAACTCTGTGTGCACGATCAATATTAACTAATACACCATCAGTTGACACTCTCGAATCTACCGCAATAAATCTTTGACCTTGTATTTTTTTTGCTACGTTAGTAGATAAAGCACCATCAATACTTATTCCTGATGTTCGACCAGAATTAAATACAATATCTGAAGCTCCTCCCCAACCCCACACCCAAAATGGGTTACTTCCGCTTGCAGCAGAATCTACAGCAGATTGGGTTGTACTATCTGTTGGTGTTACATAGGTAATACCTACTGGGCTAGTGTCTCTTGTAGTACCTTGAATTTTTATACCAAAATCAGAAACACCATTTGTATTGCTTCTAAATATAAAATCTTCAGCATAAAACTCATTCATTCCTGTGCCACAATTAATCGTTACAGACGTACTAGCCTGATCGGTTACTGTAGGTTTGTTTAGATTACTTCGACTAACATCAAGATATAAACAAGCGTTTGTAAAACCTCTCATGGAAACTTTACTTACGCTGCACTGTTTAACACATGGATAAAGAATACCAATACTCCAATGATTAGCATTAGTAAGAACAGTTAAATTTTCTATATAAATACCGTTTCCACCAGCTACTAAACAAGGTGTTTGTGTAGCATCAGTACCACTTGTTATATCAGTCCATACTTGAGCATTACCAGAACCAGTAGTTTTTATAACAGTACCCTTAGTATAATCTTCTTCTGAAATATCAGCCTTACCTGATCCAATTATTCTAGTCCCCTCTGGAATTATTAAAGTTTTAGATATTAAATAAATACCTTTTGGCATTAATAAAGTTTTGCCTGCTGCTGCGTTAAGTGCAGCTTGTAGTTCGGCAGTATCATCATTTGAATTATCGCCTAATGCACCAAAGTCTTTTACAGAAACTACATCTTCTAACTTACTATCTATAGTTCTAACTGTTGCACCGGTACCAGATGCGATTGTTTGTATTTTTGTTAATGTCATAATTAATAACTTGATTTATAAATAAACGCCAACGCTATAATTCCAGCAGCATCACCGCTCTCAGCATATGTGTAAACATTATCAGCATCAGTTAAAGTAATATTTGTATTTCCTGTAAAAGTTGCACCAGTTATATTACCTTTATTACCAAGTCCTGTACTAACAAAAGCATCTAATCCTAAAACAGCTTGATCTATGTCGTGAGGGAAAGGTAAGCCAGCTATAGTAACTCCTGATGTGTCTGAAGTATCTAAGCTGTTCATATCAATCTTTATCCAAACATGAACTAACTGCCCAATTTTTATATAGTTACCTGTTTGAGAAACATAAGTTGGAGCAGAGACATTTGCTAAAGTAGGTGTAAATGTGCCTGTAGAATAACTTGAATCTAATTTATTGCCAGCAAAAGTAAGATTAGTTGGAACGTATAAAACACCAGCAGTTAAGGTATTACTATCAATATTTAGATTTGTTTGAGTAGTATTACTAAATCTAATACATTCAGTTGTGGAGTATGTATTTTTAAATGTGTTATTTCTAATAGATAAATTAGTTGTAGCAATTTCCATTGCAATACCACCTCTAGCTGCTCTATTTAATGAATCAAAACCCCAAGCAACAAAAGTATTATTATTAATGGTTATACCGCTAGCTGTAGCAGCAGCTTCACTATCTTCGTTTATAAATGCAACTGTATGTCTACCTGCATAAGCAAAATAATTATTGCTTATAGTTAAGTCTTCTATAGTATGACAACTTCTAAAATAAACATGATAAAGAGGTGTTCTATCTGCTGTAGATCCTTGAGTTGATCCTCCTTCAGTATTAATACCACCACTAAAATGGTTATTAATTATATGATCTCTAATACTTTTTGAATCTCTATAATATTGAACAGCAGCACCAGCAGCAGAAAACATAACTACGTTTCCTGTAATAACAGTATCCCTAGTTTCAGCACCACCACCGTCAGTATTATCTCCAACAGCAAATAAAGTTTGACCAATATCTAAATGATTACCAGTAATTAAAGCACCTATCAAAGGAAATGAACCTATATGTTGAACACAAGTTACTACACCATGAAAGAAATTATCTTTTACTTGTGTTCCTCTATTTCCATAATCATCATCTATTGCAATACCACCTTGACTAGCAGATACACTAGACGGCCAATCTAAAAGAATACCAACACTACTTGTAAATATAGTGCAATCATTAACTCCTATTCCACGACCAATATGATAAATTCCGTATTTCCAATTACCTAACATACAGTGAGTATAGTTTCCATCTCCATCATCTTTTTGACCAGTAGCAGTAAGTTCAACTTTTATACCGATTGCGTTATTAGTAAAATCAGTGTTATTTAAAAATAAACCTTCAAATTTTACACCTGAAGCCTGTACCAAAAACATTGGTTTTGCTGATGCAAGATCACTACCATTAGACAATGTTCCAATAATTTCAGCATTAGGTTTCAATGCTACTGATGGGGTAACACCATTACCATTTAATGCATAAAGTATCTGTCCGACATGAGTATTTGGAATTGTTATTGTGTCTGTTACTTTGTATCTACCTGTTGGAAAACCTACACTTTTATTTGTATTAATTGCTGCTTGTATGGCTGCTGTATCGTCAGTAGTTCCATCACCAACAGCACCAAAGTCTTTAACTGATACTACATCTTTTAATTTACTATCTACAGTTCTAGATACAGCTCCTGTGCCAAGTTGCAAAAAAGTATTAACTTGCGTATCACTAGCAGGGCTTGATTCTACCCATTGTTTTGAATCAACATCTTGGTAATAAACAAAAGTACGACCTGATACTGTGTCATACCAAATACTGCCTACAGGTGGATCTGATGGTGCAGATGAACCTACTAAAAAAGCAGTTGGTGCTGCATTTGTTAAATCAAGTTCACCAGCACTATCAAAAGATAAAACTTTATTGGCACGAGCAGCAGCATTTTGTGTAATTTCTAAACTACCAATAGTATTAGTTAATGAAAAATTTAAAGAACGATTTAATTTTTCTTGTTGTTCTTGATGTAAAATTACTGCTTTATCTAAAGCGTCATTAATAATTTCTGGGAAAAATCCACCTTGGTTTGTTAAATCAACTCCTTGCAATGCGTTAACATCAGATGTAATAACAATTCTAAAACCTGTTGCTAAATTACCTGCTGTTAATTTTATACTTCCACCGGGATTACCATTTTGATCTTGATTTAAAGTAACTGTATAATTAGTTGTTAAAGATAAAGTTGTTTCAATACTAGTACTATCTTCTAATTGTTTTACAACAACATCAGAAGCAGAAAAAACTTTAAAATTAAAAGCAAATGTATCGGCAGAACCGTTTCCTACATATGGACCAGCTTTTCTTGTAGCAGAATTTATTGTCATTAACTAGACATTTTCACTATCTTATTAAGGTTACCAACAACTTTTTGCTTTACGGTCACACCTTTATTCCCTACTTCTGCGACTAGCTTTACCTGTAATTAATGCTCTTATATGATCTGGTGTATTTTCTGGATCTATTACACCTCTATCAATATCGTATTGAACACCAATAGGTCGGCCTAATAATGTAAAAGGTATACCTGTAGCTAATGTTAATAACGACAATACATCTCTAACATTTTTACCCGTCACCTCTTTATCAGGATCAACAGCATTTATAAGAGTTCTGACTGTACCAACACCTGCTGCTTCTAAAGTAGACATAGATGGACTTGTTGTTATACGGTCATCGTATGGCAAATCGTTGAATGAATTAAATGGCACAATAGCTATATTGCCAAATGGAACTAAAGCAAAACCTGCTCTAAATTGTGAGCCAAAAAACCAACTTGCAATATCATCTAAATAACCATCTTCGTCTTCATCATCCAAATCACCACCTGTTGCTCTTACTATTAAATCTGCAACAAAAGCTGGCATAGCAAACCCTAATAAATATGTCATAAACAATTGACCTTTTGTTCCTCGCCATCCAAGATCGTTAAATAATTTTTTATATTGTGTTGCATTTAAGTTTGCAATCATATTGAAATAACCACCAAACTGCACCATAGTTTTGTAAAAAGGAGAACCAACTTGGAATGCTGCTAAATCTTCTGCTTGTAAACTATCCTGTGTTAAACGTACATTTGCATCTGCTTGCTGTATGGCTTCTTTTTGTACTTCTATTTCTGACATAGTTTTTGGACTTTCAGTTAAAATTTTGTTGTAAGTAGCCGACCAAACTACAGTATCTACCTGATTTTGAAATGCTTGTTGCATAAAATATCCATGTCTCTCTGCCCATTTCTGTATTTTTTGGTATGCATTTGGATTGATTAATAATTGATTTAATGTATCTTGCACATCAAATATCTGGTTAAATTGACGTTCTTTCATAAAAGGTGATAACTCTGCTATTTCTTCTTGAAATTGCATTGGATTGCGTACATATTGTGCTAATGCACCTTTTAAATAACTAGGCCCTACCTTAATCATTGCAGGGAAATATCCTGTAAATTGCTGCAAACCATTTCTTATGTTTGCAAACATTATGCCAACACCAGTGCTTCTTCTTACTTGCGTCCAAAACTTATCAAAACCTTTAAATCTACCTGCTGTCATTGTTGTTTGACGAGCAGAACGATCAAGCCATGGCATTAATGCATTGTCCATTATTGTTGGATCTAGTTGTGACAATCTATTAGCAAAAGTTTTATTTTTTAAAATTTTAAATACATCTTCTATTGCAGGTTGTACAAACGCAAAACGCAATGCATCATCTATATGTTTAGTCATTATGCGTAAATCTAACGATAATTGCTTGTTATATTCCACACGTTCTTTTGTAAAACCATTACCAGTAGATGGCAATGATTGTCTAAACTCACTTCTAAGGTCTTCTAGTTTTGCTTTTATTTCTGTTTCGCTGACTAAAAAAGGATCTGTTTTTGCTGGTACATAACCACCTCTAAATGATCCATACCTGTTAACTGTAGGTGTTGCTTCTATTTCTTTAAAATAATATCCATATACATCGTTATGTGCTTTTTGTATAAGAGGTTTCATCTGCTCATTAAGATCCCATACTTCCTGTAAAAACGTATAATCTTGTTTAGTAAGAACACCTTCATTAATCATACGAGCTACAAAAGTATCCCATGCAGTTGTGTTTATAGATCCATCTTCATTAAGAGTTGCCCAACCTCTACCTAATAAAAGTTTGCGTAAGTTACTTGTATTGCCAGTGTGCAACATAGCACCAAGCAATTCAGCTTTACCAAAATCACCGTTAGCGTTGCCAAATGTATAATCAAACTCTCCAGATACAATTTTTCCTTTAGGCAAATCTAACTTGGCAATCATTTGCGAATATTTTTTTGTGTAATTAGTTCTTTCTATTCTGTATTGATTTAGTGCATCTTTTACTGGACGCCAAATATATCTTGTAAATGCACCTGCTCCTACCTCATCACGTTCTAAAACTACGCTACCAATTAAACCTTTACCAGTTTTTGTCGCACCGTCCATACCATCTGCCCAATGCTCTATACGTCTAAGCATTGCTTTACCTTGCTGCATTGCCCTCATAAAACGTACTCTAGTTTTTGGTGCTTCTGTTACGCCTACAGGTTCTGGTGTTTTCATTCTTGACATAACGTCAACTAATTCATCTACTACTGCTTCTAGCTCTACACGTTTGCCTTCTATAACAACTTGCTTATCTCTTCTAGATTGATACCACAATGTCTGAATCATTTCGTAAACAGTATCAAATTTTTCACCTGTTAAATCTTTTATGTCTTGTTGTCCTTCACTTGTAAGATCTTCTATTAATGGCTTTAATTGTTCAAACATATCAGGATTGTATGCTTGTAATTTATCTGTATATGCAGCAGGTTTATCTACAGCAGGGCCTAGTCCATAAGCAGCAAGTATTGCTCTAGCAGCACTTATTAAATCCATATTTCTTCTTGTTGCTATTTTTTTGTCAGAACCAAATACTTTTTTAAATAATTTTTGTGCTTTATCAAATGTATTATGTATTTCTAGTGCTTCTTTTGCTAACTGATTATTTAACAACTGTGATTTTTTAGCCTTAATTGCAGCAAGAGTATCGCCTTTTTTCATTGCAGCTTCAGCAGCTTTTACAGCTTTTATTTCATTACGACTAAATTGTGATGGTCTTATATCTCTTAATTTCTTTTTAGCTAATAATTCTCTAGCAACTTGTTTAGCAGCAGCAACTTGATATCTTACTGGTTGCATAGATTTAGATAAAAAACGTAATTCAACAGATATAAATCTTGCTCTAGCTTCGTTATGTATTGCTTCTTGTACCTGTAGTTCTTGTCTTCTTGGATCAGTAAGGTTACTAAATTCATTAAGCATACGTTGGTCTGTACGTTCCATAATTACTTCTTTCATTGGTCGCATATCTACTAAGGCATTTATCATTTCTACTGGATCATTAAAACCAAACATCTCAGCAACAACAGATACCGGCATACCTTCTTTTGCTACCATGCCGTATTTACCAGTACGCAATTTTTTGATTTCTGTAGCCATGTCATAAAATGGCACTAAATTTTTTAATGATGCTATTTCTATTTTGTTACCAGATCCAGCAACAACTCTTTCTCCTTGGTCGTTAACAAATTCACCACGTTTTAAAAACGCTTGTACTTGATATAATTTTTCCTTTTCTATTTTATTAGTCTCTTCTTGTATTACTTTTTTTCTAGTTTTTTCTACGTCTTTTTGTATGTCTTTTAATACTTTACTTTTAGCGTTAGATAACCATTTTACCTGTCGCATACTAGCTTTTGTTAACTCTTCCATAGATTTATTTTCTGCTGCTTGCATTGCCTGTGTATATTCATTCCATGTTGCGTCATCCATACCGCTTTGTTCTTGTGTTTGGAACATAGCCTTCATTCCGTATATCTCTTCAGCTTGTGTTATTTGTTCTTCAGTAGCCAACATACGATCCATAACACCTCTTATCTCATCAGTTAAGATTGGTAAGTCTTGACCGTTTTCTTTTCTGTATATAACGTTTAATTCGTCTCTAATAGACTTATATATTCTGCGTAAAAATTTACTAAATTTATTAAATATTTCTTGTAATTTTGTACTTGGTGCTTTGCCTTCATATAAATAAATTTCATAGTTATAAGCAAATGCTTCATGAAATTTTCTTTTTTTATTTATAGATAATTGATTCCAAGCTCGTGCATCTTTTACACCAAAGAAATTTAATAACGTTTGAAAATCATCTGTTTGTTGTTGCGATGCTTGATCAGACATAGCAATGTCTTCCATGACAGTAAGCATATAGTGTGCTGTCTCATGTAAAAACGTAGAAAAATCAGATTCTTTAGTTAGTACTGTAGTTAATGTTTTAGGATCAAACCCACCTCTTATACCGTCAGGTTCTGATTGCTGTAAAAATTCTCCTACTTTTACCTGAATAGATCCTCTAGGCTTTCCAACACTGAGTCTGAAATCTCTTCTTCCGTTAGGGAATTCATCATCGAGACTAAGTCGAGAAGGGTCGATCCTGATTGCAACTGCGGTATCACCGTAGCCAGTATCTGTGATAGCTCTGGTGGTAACGTAGACATCAGGTTCTCCAGCACTTCTAAGTTCACCTGTGGCCTTAATTGATTCTGCTGCTCTTCTGTTGGTGTGGTGGTAGACGGTAACTGTTCCGTCTGCGTTAAGGGGGAGTCCTGTGGCTTCGTCTGTTCTTCTTTGTTGTTGGAAAGTATCAATCTCTCGTATCTGTCCAGATCCTCCATCATTTCGTTGTGTGTCTCCTGATTGCTCCTCGGATTGTACTGATAACTCATTGTCTACCTCCTGTAATGTAGATTGTATGTCAATTTCTGATATACCCATTGTAGCAACTAGACTTGCAGCAGCATTAGCAAAATCAGGTGCTGCATTATCTTCATAACCTGTTTCTACTACTGCTTCTTTTAGTTTTGCAGAGTCATATAATTTTTTTTCTGGATACCACATAAGTGCTTGCAAATCTGCCATTGTTAAAGATGGATTTTGTTGTTGCAATATTGGCAATACTTGTCCAAAGACTTTTTGTATAAATCTTCTTTCTGGTGGGCCTTTAGGTTGTTCTTTCTGACCGTCTAAATACCCTGCTAATGAGTTACCTGCTTTTCGTATTTCATCTCCAATACTTATTCTAGGTATACCTTTTTTAGGTTCACCCATAATATTTGTTATTGTGTCTGCAACATTATTATCTGGTTGAATTAAAGAAATTTCTGCCATTAAATCACGAGTTGCAGGTGCAGTAGTTTTATTTTCTATTGTCTTAGCAACTTCGTCTAAATTACCTAATGTCAATTTTCTTCCTATTATTGTTTCAAATGCCTTTTTTTGTTCTTTATTTAATGCTTTAATTAGTTCTTTTAATTGCTCACGTTTTACTTTCGATTGTTTTTTATAATCAGTAATTAAAGTACCTGTCATGCGACCCCATGTACGCATTGCCCATCTATCTAAAGTTAGTTGTTCATAGTTACCGTATAAATTTGCAAAAAAACCATTACCAATTTTTGGGCCTATAACAGCAGCACCATACACTGTTTCTGTTAAACCAAAACCTATAATTTTAACTCCTGTATAGTCTTGTACTTCTTTTACTGTATGCTTTGTACTCATAAATTTTTCAACATCATCAATGCCGTTTTCTTCTATTAATCTATTTATTAATTTAAAACTTTTTGTCATTGCACGACCTGCTTTGCCTGTACCAAAAGGTGTTGGAAAAACATTATTTTGCTTCCAATAACTATATACCTCTTCTGCAAGTTGAAAGTTTTTTTCAACTTTAATTCCATTAGAAGTAGTTGCTAATGCCCAAGTAAATACAAAATTTGATGCTGTATCAGTAGTTAATTCTGGATGTATCTTTGCTAATAATCTTTTAGCTTTTGTAACTTTTTCGTTATACCAACCTATTGCGTTTGGATTTTCTACTAATGCGTATTGTGCATCTGCTAATAATGTCTGTACTAAATATTTTTCTGTTTCTGCAGAAAAATCTGTAAGATCAACTTTACCTTTTTTAGCTTCATTATTAACACGTTTTTGTATTTCTAATTTAAAATCCCGGTTAGTTGCAAATGGTTTACTAGCTGCAAAATCAAAATTTTCTACAATTCGTGCTATTTGATATACAGCTTGTGGTACTGGCTTACCTTTTTTTTGTTTACCTCTTTGTGCCAATATTTCCTGTGTTTGCTGTTTATATATGTTTTCTACTTCTGTATTCCATGTACCACTATTCATTGTTGATTTAACTGCTTTGTTGTCAAATACGACTATTTCATTACCATCTTGTACAGGCATAATTGCACCGTCATATCCTTGTGCAATAAGGTTTTCTTTAAACTGTTCTGCTGATACTTGACCTGATTTAACTAATTCTTTGTCATCTAAAGTAGCTTTATATGGATTTTCTAAACGTGCATACAAAGGCATAATAATTGGATCTGTAGGGCCAGCAGGTAAACGACCAGTTTTTATTCTTAATTTTTTTAAATTTGTATAATATTTAGCTAGGTCTTTATTGTCAGTTACATATACACCAGTACCTAACCATCCTTCATCTAATCTTTTTGGATGAGATAAATCAAAATGGTCTATGCTATCTGTTGTGCCATGATAAACAATTTGTGGTGTGCCGTCAGCATTTTTTAATTTAGACTTCCCAAAAAACTTTTTAAATGCAGGTGTGTCTAATTTGACTGTGCCATCTTGATTAAATAACTGTTGTTCTGGTGATACATTAAATTTTTCGTCAGTAGTTATGTTATAAAAATATTTATTAAAAAATTCACTTGGTTTTATGTTTAATTGGTTTGCTTGAGTAACTACAAAATCTCTTACAAAATAAGATAAAAATTTAGTTTGATTAGGTGTATAAACACCAGTAGCTTTTAATTGATCATTTATATTTGTTTGGATAGCAATAGCATCTTTTCTTATTTCGTCTGACAATTCTTTTTGTTGATTTAATATTTGTTCTGCTTCTGCTCTAAGAGTTTCACTTTCATTTGCGAATTGACCGGCTTCAGTTGCACTCATGCTGTCTTGAGTAACACGCATATGTGGTTGCAATGCAATGCCTAACTGTGTGCCAGCAATTTTTGCAGCGTATGTTCCTGTTGGAATTGCAACATCACCCTGACCACCGGTAGCATTTATCTCTTTTAAATCATTAGCAATTTCTGGAGAAAACAATTCTAGTTGTTCCATAGTTATGCCATTACTTCTTAACTGCTGATTAAATATTTCTGCGTCTATAAAAATGTTTGGTACTTCTTTGTCACTAGCTACATTTTGTACATATGTTTCAAATGCATTTGGATTTCTAGTTCTTGTTTTATCTGTAATAGATAAATTAGACAATGAATCAATAAAGGCAGCATCTTGTGTCGCTTTTTGTGCTTTACTTAGATTTGTTATAAAAGTAGGGCCAGCACCTAATCCAGCTATTGGAATCATGCCAGTAGCCACCACTTCAAATACAGCAGCAAGTCTTTGTGATATTTCTGTTATACCTTCTGGTGTTAATAATTTACTTTCAAATTCACCCGTTTCAAAATAATTAGCAAAATCTTCACCTGCTATATTTACTAATTCTTGTGCTTCTTCTGTAAGCACCTCTGTTGCCAAATTGCGAAAAGCTTGAGTACCAGTTTTGCGTAAAACTTGTACCATAGTAGGTTTTAATAAAGACTTATTAACTTCTTGCATAGTTTTTCTTATTAATAAACTTTTAAATGGTGCTGCTATTGTGCTTAAACCTACAAATTCTAATCCACCATTAACAAGGCCAACTGCTATTCCAACATTTCTAGCTGTTTCGTGCGAAACACCCATGTCTATTAAAGTATTATATTGATGACCTGCTTCTATCATTATTCCTTCTTTTGCAGAACCAGTTGTCATACCCCATAAAAATCCAGTAATAATTCCACCTTTGACAGTAATTGGTGCAAATGGGCCACCTAATAATCCTAAAGAACCACCTGTAGTTGCTCCAGACACACCAAACTTTACTGCTTCTTGCAATGACTTAGACATTTGACCGGCAATAGTACCTGTGTTTTCCCACATACCAGAACCATCACCTTCTAATTCTTCTAGCCTTACACCTATTTCTTCTATACGTTTATCTATTGTTTCATTAGGTTTGCCTAGCTCTACGTTAAGTGCTTTTTGAAAACCAAGTTTACCTTGCTCAGTTTGTAGCCTACCCTTTTCCCAACCCTGTGATATGTTCTCAGGAAAATCTACTATGCCAGTAAATGCTTTTTCTATAAGACCTAAACGTTCTACATTGTCCTGTGCAATTGCTGCAAAATTAGGATCAGTTAAATGACGCATTAATATTGGATTTGTATTTGCTAAATCTAATGAATATATATTTTGTCGTTTATTTCTTTCTTTTAATATATTTAAAGTTTGATCACTATCTAAAGCAACACCGGGTGGTAAATTTAAACGCTCTGCTAATTTTTGTGCTTCACCAGTTCTATCTGGATCTAACGTAGAAACTGTATGTAAAATTTGTTTTAATTTTTTTTCTCTTTCTTTATTCTCTTGTTCATACAAATCATCAAATGGATTTTTTTGGCTATAGTTTTGGCTTGGTGCTAAAGAATTTAAATCATCAAATGGATTAGTTGGCATTATTCCTCCTCCTTATATGCAAATGCTTCGTTTAAAGTTTTAGGTTGCCCTTTCCGTACCCAATAATCTGCAATATTTTTTTGAGTAACAGGTTTATCTGCCTTACGTAAAGCATCTTGAATTGCTGGCAATACAAAATTAGGTTCAATTTTACTTGTAAACACTCTTACGTTTTCGCCTTTATAAGGTATATCTACATAAACATCTTGTAATCTATCTTGATCTACAAAAAATATATTTTTATCTTTTGTATCGCTACCACCTATAAATCCTAAAAATGGGTCATTATCAACATTTACATTGTCAAATAATACAGTGTCTAAAGCTTTTTGTTTTTCGGCTCTAGTTAATTTAACGTTACCTTTTTCTACTTGTTGTGCATTAATTTCTGTTAACCATGCGTCATGAATAGCTATATATTTTTTGTTCTTTGTTTTATTTTTAGACCTATATAAATCACCCATGTCATATCTATCTAAAGTAGCTTGTAACATAGTGACATTACCTGTAGCTTCTAAATATTTATTCTCATTTTGTAAAGAATCTGCATAATTCTTTAACCCTAGATAATCTGATTGCGATACTAAATGGCTGTAAGAAGATAAGTTATTTCTAGTTTCTGCCGGATTATTTATTAAAGTAACAACTGTATCTACATCAGATTCTTGTGGCTGTCCTTTTTTTAATAATTCTTGATCGCTTTTACTAAAATTTTCTATATCAATATTGTTAGTTGCAAGGTTTTTATATCCATTTGGTTCTGCAAATGATATTTCTTTTGCAGTATTTAATGCTTGATTATAAATATTTTCACGTTCATTTTTAATTTTATTGTATTTAGCTTCTAAATCTTTTAATCCGTGTTTTTGTGTTTCTTTATCTGTAATAGTTTCTTTAATTTCTTGTTTTAAATTTTCTAAAGGACGTAAACTTGTTATAAAATCAACTTTAACTTCTGCGTTAGTATTTTTATAATTATAATCAATTCCTTTTTTTATAACTTCTAAATCATTAGCAATTGCAATTGCATAATTTCCTACGCCAAAACGTCCATAAATTTTATTTGATTCTTCAATAATTAATTTATTGTAATTGTCTATAATCTTTTCATTAATGTTTTGTGCATATGCAGCATCTTCTTTGTATTTTGTTGTATTAATATCTAGTTCTGATTTTGCTTTTGTATATAACGAATCTGCTTTTTTTACACCTAATCTCTGTATTGCGTACAAATGTGTTGGTTGATGTTCTTGTATAAGAGTTCCTTGCAAAGTAGATTCTGATGAATAAAATTTTGAAATATCTCTTTCCTGTTGCAAGGTTTCAATATTTTCTGATAAATTTTTTTCTATAGTATTAAATTTATCTGAATCTAATCCGTCAGTAACAACTGCACCTTTGCCATCTTCAAAAGCTTGATTTGTTTTTAATGTCATTAATTTATTTATTTGCGTTAAATAATTACCATTGTTTTGATTTTGATTATTAACTAAAACTGCATCAGAAATTTTTTCTGCATTAAAATTTTCGTGTTTTTGTTCTACTCCTTTTGAAATTTTATTAAATATTGCATTATCTATGTAATTTTTATATTCTTTTAAAAATTCTTTAACTCCATTTGCATCTTTATTTTTATTAAAACTGTCTACAACAGCTTTTCCTATTTCCATATTTAGTTCACTTCTTTCTTTTAAATATTGTCTGCTTATTCCAATTTTTTCACCATTTATATTTACAGCATTTGGATCAAGATTCCAACCTTTCAACTTTGCTTTTTCTTCTAAATTTTTATGTGCCGTTAAAAAAGATCTAACAAATTGACCGCTAGGATCTCTAAAATCTTTATAATTAATTTTTGCATTATTTATATTTATATCTAATTCTGCATCTGTTTCTTTTTCTAGTTGTAATCTACTTTGTTTTAACGAATGTGTTGTCATATCGTTAAGAAAAGATTTTGTATAAACTTGTGCTTTGTTTTCAAAAATATATTTAACAACACCATTACTAGCTTTGGTTTGATAAGACTCTAATAATTTTTTCATTTCATTTTGATATTGATCAAATACTTTTACCTGTTTACCATCTACTGTTACTGAACCTACAGCATTTACACCTTTTAAATTGCTGTATTGATCTTTTATTGCTTCTGCATCAGCATAATAATTATTGGCAAGTTTTTTAGATTCTGCATCATTTAACTCATTATCTAATTTATTTAACACTCCACCAAGATTACTCATGGCTTGACTTTGTCGTGTTATATCATCAGAAACTACATCTCTTTGTGGATCTACACTTGTAGCACCAAATTGTACTTCAGAACCTGTTGCAAGTTCTTGTTGTGGTGATGTCTGAAAAGGTACAGTTGCCATAATTATGCTTTAAAAAATTCTTTTGGTAAGCTGCCAATTACGTTACCTGCACCTGTTAACAAACTACTGCTCATATTCATAAATGGATCTATAGATGATGCTGTAGCAAACATATTGCTTGCTGATACACCTAACATGTTTCCTTGAATTCCTAATCCAACAGCTTCTAAACGTTTACTTTCTACCGCTCTTACTTTATTAGAATTCATAGTTAATTTATCTATTTCTGCCAAAATATCAGAACTGGCAAAAGCTTGAGCAGTGCTTCCTACACCTAAATCTATACCTCTTGCAGCAAAAGATGTTTTTGTTTTTGACTTTCGCATACCTTGTTTCATTGTCATAATTTGATATTGCTTATTAAATGCTCTACTAATTTGTTGTGCCTGACTTTCTTTCATATCTTTGTTAAAAAGAGTCATATCTTTTTTATGCTGCAAACTTAATGCTAAACTTTTTGCTTTATATTTTTCATCTTGAGCTTTGTAAAAAGCACCAATACCACCACCAATTGCACCAGCAGCCTGTAAACCTACAGCCCTTTTGCCCATTGGTGTTAAATCGCTCCATTTTAATGTAGTCATTGTTGTACTTACCTCAACGCTTCCATATTTTTTTAATATACATACACTTTATCGTTTTACGGTCACACTATCCACCTATAGCTACTTCTATTGTTAATCCAACTATTGTCAGTGGTAACGGGTCAGCTTGCCTTATATAAATTTGTGCATTGTCCTGCCATGTAGGAGTTAACATAATTTTTATATCCTGTGTTTTTAAATTTGGTGGGAATCCATATGGTTCTGTTGTACGTTGTTTTGCTTCTACTAATTTATCTACAGAAGGACCAGCAAAAATACCAGAACTTTCTAGTACTCTTAACCAAACATGATTTACATTTTTTACACGGCCCTGTCCAAAGGCTTCTGTTTGTAATGTTAAAGGTAATGTTTGCAAATCACTGTTATAAGGTAAACCTATATGAACAACACTGGCAGCACGATTTAAAGTTACACTACCACTGGTAACAACTTTTTGTGGATGCACTGCACCATCTGCCAAAATGTTTACTGTTTTGCCTTCTAGCCATGTAATACCTGATATAACATTTCTTGCAACTTCAAATGTTGTTATTGCTGTGTTACGCAAACCAACTGGTAAATCTCTATCTAATTTAACAGTAGCCGTTGTAGTGCTTGTAGTAGAAACAATATTACATCTATAAAAATTTAAGCCGTCTACCAATACAATTGCATCATTAATATCATCAAGACTAGGTGGTGCATTAAACAATGCATAATTTGCAGTTACAGTAACGCTTTCTCCTCTTAAATAATTTGTACTGCCTGATATTGTGACTGTTTTTGTAGTATCTGTATTTACACCGTCATATGTAGAACCTGCATCAACAAAAAAACTATCACGTTGTTTTGCAAATATTCTTGTACCCATACGTTCTATATAACGTTTACTTGCACCATTTATAGTTCTTTTTATTACGCAATAAACTACGTCATCATCTCCTTCTGCTACAGAAGCAACACTTTCAAATAAACCATCTGTATCATGCTGATGCCATGCACCAATATTTTGTTCTGGCACATATGTAAGACCTAAAAGTTTACCTTGGGTATTAACAAACCATACGATGGGTAAGGGTGCTTTTGCTAAGGCTAAATCTACAATTTTAAAATTATCAAATAAATGCGCTGCACGTAATGATAAATCGCCTGTAATAAATCCATTTGCTTGCCAGTTATAACCTAACTCTCTTACATGACCGCCACGAGCAGCAGCATATACCATACTGTTATTAACAATTACTGGTTGTGAATTATTAGCACCGACATATGATTGCGGTTTTACAGATATAGATGTTGGTGTTATGGCATCACTATTAACAGAAGTGATTCTCCATTCTGCTGATCCTGTAAGCAATAATAATTGTGTTAATGGAACAATGTGTCGTATTGTATTTGCCTCTCGTGCAGCAACTCTAAATTTGATACGGTCATCATCTTTTATCGGTAAACTAAAAGATAAATTACTTTCAGTGCCAGATTTGGTCATTATTATATTTTGTGGTTCGTTAGTTGTACCAGCAAAAACTCTACGTTGTTCAAAATAAGATACAGCACCGGGAAAATTACCAGTTCCTACAAATTCATTTTCATAAATAGGTGGTGTTTTAGAAAAATCTGGTGCAATATTATTATCTACAATTTGATGAACATAACCAATAGTACAATTACCTGATCCTAAATTTGTTGCTGTAACATATGAAATTTGACTACTACTTACTTTAGTTACAATAAATTTTCCAGCAACAATACTACCGCTTACGTTTACTACATTTACAGTATCACCTGTTTCAAAACCATGATCTGCTTTAGTAATCGTAAGTGTATGCACACCAGATCCACCATCAGTAACTGAAGCGTATGGAACAGAAGCAGATTGTGTTGTGCTGCTATGACTTATTTCTCCAATAAAACCAAAAATACCTGCCTGATCTTTATAAACTCTATATCTTGACGCATCCGTAACTGGGTTCCATGTAACTGTGTTTTTTGCTCCTGTTACAAAAATATTATTACTAACAGATGCTGTACTGGACTGTGATCCTTCGTCTATTAAATTTGCTGTAATAGCTGTAACCACATATTTATGTTCTTCATAAGTATCAGCGTTTGTAGAAGTTGACGATGGTATATATGCATTTACAGAAACACCTGTTGGTGCTGCAATAGGACTTGCAAAATTTATTGTTTTAAGTTCCCATTGTGTTGCTCCAAGCCTTCTTAATTCTTTAGGTGCATGATTAGGATGTACTATTGTTATAACATCAGCAGATTGTACATAATGTACATCAAATAATTCTGCTTCTAAATATGGTGTAGGGATTTCATATGTTAAGTCAGTTGGCAATAAATACCAATCTGTTGCACTAGATAATGCCTTACCAGAACCGCCTGTTATTGAATAATAATTATTACCACCACTAGATGCTATTGCACCAATATCATAATTTGTACTGCCATTATATGCAGCACCAGCTGTGTATTTTAATGTCGCACCTTGTGTATGAAACCTAAAATATAAATTACCCATCTCAATAATCATTGTTTGGGTTGTATTAAACGTAAAAGATAATAACCTTACAGCTTTTGTACTGTCTTTTACTTCGTTAACAAATGCAAAACCTGATCTGTTTTCTGCTGGTCCCTGTGGTTTAGAAACAAAATTAACCATTTTTGCTGCACCTGATTGATATTTATTGTCATCAATACGGCCAAACATTTCTGGTGTAATTTCTCCTCCAGAAAAATCTTTTAAAAATGTACGTGTTGTTGGCATTAGTTACCTTCCAGCAGTCCAAGGTACTATATGTTCTACAGTTATATCTCTGTTTAAATTGTCAGATTGTTTTGCCTGTGCTAAATAACCTGCCATTATTTCTGTACTACGTTTTGCTTCTGCCGTTCCCTGATCTCCTTTAATAACTGGACCTGCTAACATTGATGCTAAATGCCATGATAATGTAATAACAAATAACGGTGTAAATTGAGAAGTATCAGTTACTTTTGCCTGATAACGTAATACAGCATTTTCCTGATTTGTATAAATTAAATAAGCACCTGTACTATCTGTTTCTAAAGCAAATTGTTGTGGAGTATATTGACCGGCTACTATTGTTGGTGCGTAGTTAGATGTCAAACCACCCGGTGTATCACCAGCAGACATTCTTGTAGCGTAATCATTTTGTGCTGTTGGTGATATTATTGCAACAGGAGACATCATGTCGCTAGGTGCAGCATATGCATAATCCCATTGGTCTAAAGTATTTGCTGTAGCTGCTAAACTTCCTCGTTTACTAGCAAAATTCCATGTGTGCATATTTAATAACGTATCTCTGGCAATTGGATAAAAACGTGCAGATTTTTCCGCTTGTGCTGATCCCTCTGGTGGATTAAGCGAAGCTATTGTTGCATCATCACCCAAATGAGCTAGGGCTAGATTGCAAATATCTACTTCAGTTGCCATAACAAATTTTATAAAAAAAGGGAGGTTAGCAGTTTTGCTACTAGCCCCCTATGAATAGTCAAATAGAAGACTTAACCTATTTACTTGCTGTTTTTAGTCGAGCAATTAAAGAATCTTTTGTTGCTCTTCTATCGAGTTCAATACCAATGGTACGACCATAAACTTCAAGTTCAGCTTTAGTCATTGATTCGTAATCAATTAAATCAGTAGTTGGCTCAACTTCTTCTGACGGTACGGTTGTGTTTGACGCCACAGGTAAATCAGATTTAGTTTCACCAACTAATTCGATGTGCTTGCTAAACTCTCCATTGTGTTCAAATTCTTCACCAGCCTGTCGTAATGATTGACCAACAAAACATTTGATTTTAGCTCTGTAAATAGGCATAAGTTGTTCTTAATTTAAGCTACGGTAAAACCAGAAGCATAAAACTTCCTACCGTCACCAATTGTTTCTACCACATCAGCAGTAACTTTACCAGCGTTAAAAGTACCAGCAATTGTATATCTAGCACCTAGATATCTCTGGCCTTTACCAGCGATTTCTGGATTAAAACGTACAACTACGTTTTTACCTAGTGTTAATGCTGCTGTGAGGACTGCATCACTACTGCCGATAACAGTAGGGCTTCCTAAATCTGCTGCTGCACTAGTAATAACTTCAAACTTTACGCTTGTACCATTAGCTAATGCAGTGGTAACAGCAAAATTCATGTACAATGCAGTACCTTCACCCATGTCTCTAGCAACACTTAAATCAATAGTATTAGTAGAAACAGCAGTTGTAGTAAGTGCTTGATCTTCACTTACTCTAAGCAGTTTGTCTGTAATCATTTTAAATCTCCTTTAATAATAAATAGATTAACTTACCGCAGTTTCGGTATTAAGTAACGCATCTACTCTTCTTAGAGGAACACCTAAGAATGATAAGTAGCTTTGTGCTGTTCCAAACTGTGATAAACCTTCTTGTATTGACAATACAGATTGTGATTTATCTAGTGCTGCAATAGCCATGCCTGAGTGGACAGTTCTGTTCATGTAGAACGCTGCTCTTCCCATCGCCATGTTTGGTATTCTGTACAATGCTCTAGCCATTAATTTAATAAGAGCAGTAGAAGCACTGGCAGCTTGTGTTCCAGTTGTTCCTAATAAGTCAGAAATGTCAATGTTGCAAATACGTACAACGTATCTCCAATCTTTAACAACCAAACCGTTTTTCCATTGGTAACGTGTAGCAAAAGCTTGTAGCCTTGTACCGTCACTGTTGTATACAGTTTGCTCACCTAGATCTTCGTGGGTTAAACCTGCTTTAGATCCTTTTGGAAAAGGACAATATACAGTTTGATCACCCCATACAACTAGATATACAGAAGCATTGTCAGAACCTGATCCACCTGCACTAAGAACGTTAACAGAGTTATCAGCAGATAAACTGCCATATCTTGGTGCTAAACCTAAAAACTTTTTAGGATCTGTTCCGGGGTTACCGTAGAACATTGTTTCAGCTTGTGTCTGGTTCATTGCTTCTAAGAAAGCAGTATCTTCAGATAAACGGAACTGTGCAGTGTTACCATTTAACATTGCTAAATCCTTGTCTACCTCAGAACGTGCTTCTAGAATTCCGCAAGCTTCATCAACCTGTGCTGTTGTTGATTTAGTAGATGGAATACCTTGGTTTAATGCTCTCCAATAAACTGATGGTAATCCTGTTCTGATAACTACACGATCACCAGTAGGTAAATTACCTTCCTTAAATACGCAGTCATCTAATATTTCGTTGGACTGTGATAACAGTTCTGCAACGATTGGGACTCTACCGTCTGGGTCAGATCTTTTTGCCCAATCCGCTAGTGTTAAATTTGAATTTGATAGGGTAGCCATTAATTAACTCCTTACTTAATTTTGCTGATTAGAATATAGTGCTGCTGCTATGCCGTTAAAATCTTTTGGCATGCTATTGCCTTTAGCATTAGCACCTTCAGAATTACCAACATAACTGTCTTCACTAATTGCCTTACCTGCTCGGTACATAAACCTGATTATTTCAGGATGATTTCCCAAGCCTGTATCTTGAAGCAGCGACTTTAAAGCATCAGTACCAAAAGCATCGAGTGATTGTTTTGCAACAGTTAAATTATCGTTCAAACCTTCACCACCAAATTCTTTATCTGATTGTGATTCGTTTGCCCAATCTAATCTAACCTGCTCAGCTGCTTTGGCTTGTCGTTCCTGCATTACAGGTGCAACTTTGTCCAATACTTTTTGTGCAGCTTCCTGTGGCAAATTTAGTTCTTTAGCGACTTCACCGAATGCTGTTAATACTTCGGGGTCGAGTTCATCTGGTGCGTCAGCCACCTTTGCATTAAACTCGTATTTGTCAGGCGCACCTTCTGGTGTTTCCTTCTCGCTAGTTTTACTTTCAACAGCGGTTTCATCCGAAACTTGTTGATCTTGCACACTTTCAGCTTGCTGCTCAGTTTCAGTAGTTGCTTCTGTTGTAGCGTCTACTGTTTGCTGCGTGTCGCCTTCATTTGTTTGGTTGGCTTCCGTCATCAGCGTTTCTGACATTTTTTTGTTCCTTAATCATAGTCGGATACAATTCTGGGCAGAGAGTGTGAATTTGGTTAAGGAGTTGCAAACCATAGTTTCTGTTACCTTCGCTAAATGACATAGCCATTGCGTTAGTATTAAACGATGATCGAAACACACCTGCCATTTCCAGAAGTCTCCAGATAAATCTGCGACCCCTCTTGCTGCTCATGAGCCATTTAATATCTGCTTCCTCGTTCTGCTGGTCAATTTTTTCTGCAAACTTTTTATTGTCTTTAGATTTTTGTTGACCTTTTAGATCGAGAGGATTATATTCGCTCATGCTCCAATATATCTAGTCAATACACTGTTACGGTCACACCTATTTTTGATTAGGGTACATTTTTTTTGCAGTTTTTGCAGCATCTCTAAAGTTTTTGGCAGTTGGCGCACCTTTAGTTCCCGGTTTACGCATTTTTTCACCACTACCTGCTTTAATTCTTTTACGTTTTTTATGTATGTTTTCGTATAAACTCATTATTTTTTACCTCCATATAATTTATCTGCAATCATTTCTAATAATGATTTATCTTTCTTTTTTTTCTTTTCTTTTTGTTCTCTATTGTGTTGATCTATCATCATTTTGTAACGCATTTTTGCACCTGCGTCTAAATTTTGACCAAATCCTGTTTTGTTCATAATTAAACCTCTAATGGTGATGGTGAATTGTAACCGCTAAACTGATTCATTACATCCATCATAGATGCTTCACCAGTTTTAGAGTTATTTAATTTAGTGGCATTTTCCACTGCCTGATTTGCAGCTTCCTGTTGTGCCATTGCCTGTTGTTGTTGCGCTCTTGCTTCTCTTATCCTTGCAACCTGTTCTCCGGGGACTATTAAATTAGGATCTACTCCTAACATATCAGCATAATTATCTGCCCAAGAATCAGAATCAAACTTATCCAACACATCAGGTTTCATCTGTGCAACCATTCCCATACTGTTTACATACCTATCTACACTATTTGTACCAATAGCACGTTGGGCTTGTGCCAACATTGATACAAATTCTACGTTTAATTCCATGCCCTGCAACTCTTCTGGGGCTGGTGGTACTAAATTATTCTCAATCATTCTGTTAAACGTAATATCTATTAACGGATCTAACAGTTCATTGTGTAATCTTTCCAATACTGGACCTAACATAAGCAGTTTTTCTTCATGACGTTCTGCTACTTCTGTTGCTGTCATTCTTGTATCAGTGGCATTTGCCAGCATTAAAAACAAATCAGCATAAAAACTACCATTAATACGTTGCCTTACGTCCTGTATATCCATTAACAGGTGTTGTAAATTAAGATTTACGTTAAATGCTGTCTCAATTTTGCCCTGCTGTCCTTCAACATACGTAACACCACCCGGTAAACTGTCCACATCTCTATTTTTCATGTAGCTAGGTACTTGTAATGGTGGTTTTGTTTGGTAATCAATAGTCTGTGCCTTGCGTAATTGCTCATGCTGTAACTGTTTTATGTCACCTAATGCCTCCATTCCCGGTGAATTACCATATACATCACCACCTGCAACACCCCATCTCGGTACTACTGCTGGAAATTCTTTATATCCACTTTCTCGTAACACCTGATCACCATCACTACCCAGTTCAAAATAACAAGACTTAAATGCCATGTTGGTATTATCCTTTTTTTTAAAATTACGTTCACGATCATCTCTTGGTTCTATTGCATGAATTATTGTTATATAAGTATCTAGGTTACCTCTGTCAAACAAATTCTTAACAGACGTTGAACACTTGTTATATCCAAATTCTTTTACCAATGCTCCTACAGTTTTTTGAAATTCTCTATACAAAGTGTTTACCCTGCCCTGATAATCAGTAGCTATTGCATATTCTCCAATCGTTACAGGATAATGATGGATTGCTGTCTTCGTATCAGGTAATATTATTGACCCTGCCGTACCAAATGCTCCCAATTCTTCATACATTCCATGTAATGTTCTATATGTATTGGACTTCTGAAACACTAATTGCATGCGTTCTGTTACGTCATTAAGCCATAATTTGACAGGTGCATAACTATTTAACTCTGGATCTACTGTTCCTAACCTAAACCACGGTCTTGCAGGGCTTGTAGCACCAGCCATCATGCCAGCACCCAATGTTCTTAACGCTCTCGTACCAGTATTGTCATAAATACTGTTATGCCTACGATGTCCTTTGTTTCTATCCTGTACAAAATATCGTCCGTTTCTCGGTAATAAATATGTTGTCACTTCTTGCCAATGTGACCACCAAGTAGCCCTTTCTGATCTAAGATGACCCCACCTTGTCAGTAGTTTTTCTCTCTTGGTTTTCATTAATTAACTACCTAATAAGGTTGTCTTTCCTAAGTTTAATTCGTTCGGGTCTATTCCCATATTGCCAGTAAGCATTGTTCCTCCAATACCACTTTTACCCATAAGTTTGCTCTCGTCTGTAATAGCACCTACATCTGTAGTCTGTCTGTTTGCTTTGTTGTACTCCATATCTGCACGATCTTGAGCTTGTTTTGCTTCTTTTTTAGCGTCTATATTAGCTTGCCTTTGCATTGCTAATTGTCTTTGTTGTGATGCTCTTTGCTTTTCGCCAGAATATACTTGATATCCTAAACTTAATGCTGATACAACCGCAGTAAATGCCATGTTATAGCTCCTTTGAAAATACTATGTCCTGTACACCATATTTTAACCTTGGTAACAGTTTTGCCAAAGCGGTGTCTTCTTTAGCATGCCATAACATCATTTTACATCCAAGCAATTTGGCGTGGTCTTCTGTAACTCTCATAAGACGTAATCCAATTCGACTGCCTCTATATTCTTTTTTGATAAACAAAACGTCATTTTGACAGTACTTAAGATCTGCATAGTGCAAATGGTTTGTTACAAAATTCATAGAATATCCAATACATACATTTCCGTGCATCGCTACATAAATAAATAATGACCCCGCATCTTTTAATGCTTGGTACATAGGCCAGTTTGGTTTTAAATCCATTAAATCCTTACGAAGTGCTATTTCTTCGTAGTGTTCTTGAAATAATGGGTCTGCCTTGACCTTAAATTCATCTAGTGTGCAGCGTCTAATGTTTGGTTTAGGTACTCCACTTTTGTTTACACTAGCTTTACTATCTTTAGTTACGGTCACACTACTCATAATAAATAATTAATTACTTAAATAAATAATATCTGCACTGTGTCTGATATGCCACATTGTTAAAGTCTGCTGTATGGGTCATATTCCTTCTTCTGCGTAGCTGCTTTACGTCTTTTGATGTATATGTCCTCTGGCACTTTCTTGGCCACTGGTAGGGCAAAGGTTAGTGCTAGGGCATCAGCTAGATCTGGTGACCCTGCACCCTGTAATCTCTTCTTTATCTGATCCTTACTCTCCAATACTCGTCTACCCACATTGTCATACCAATAAATTGGTGTCGCTAACTCCTGTTTTAATGCAGTGTCATTCGGTATTGCACCTCCCTCTTCTATCCATTGTTTCATTAACCACCACATCTCACCTCTACGATTGATGTACTGCTCTGGTTTGTTTGCCTTGCCACCAAATGGAATCTCGATTACGTCATATGACAATTGCCTTAACCTATCAATTACACCACTACCAGCACCTGCGTCACAGAACACTGCATCTGGGTTATGTTCCTCTATCTGGTTGGCTACTCTGGCAGCTAATTCCATGTTGTCTATACCTCGATATACAACTGGCTTGAATGCTTGCTTACCTTGCCTTCTAAACACTACAGAACGGTCATCTCCAAAACGAGCAGGATCGATTCCAAGGATTACTGGGAACAGCTTTACATGATCTGGTTGGTATGTCCTTTTTGCTGCGTCTTCGGTATCTGCCAGTGCAATTAACTGGTCATCACCTTGGGCAGAAAAGTCACATAGATATTCCCTTGCAAATGATGTCTCACTCATATCACGTTTAAGACGGGTTACTTCGTTGGGGTGTAGTGAGTCAGTGTCATATACCGTGTATCTGGCTGCTGTCCAATCGCTTTCGTCTATGGCTTTGTAGTACAACTCAGAGAACAAGTTGATGCCACTAGGTGTACCGATAAATATCGACCAACCAAGACGGTCAGAAAGTGCTGGCTGGACTATGTCTGTCCATAGCTCGTTCTTTAACTGGGCTACCTCGTCCATCACAATCCCATCTAATCGCAATCCACGCATAGCATCAGGATTGTCTCCACCAAACAATCTGATAATCGCTCCATTATGTTTAAACCTGACCGATAGTTCGCCTTCATTTATCTCGATTACAGATGTTCTACGCAGTGGTTCTATCTTCTGCTTTAGTCTTGCCCATGCAATTGCTTTTGCCTGTCTCAGGAACGGTGCAAGGTACACAAACATGGCTAGTTCTTTGTCTGTTTTCATGGCCTTGTCTATCAGTTCCATAATGGCCAGTTCTGTCTTACCTGATCGCCTGTGTAATGCGTAAACGCTAAATCTTTGTTTCTTTAAATGGCATTCTCTCTGCCAAGTACGAGGTGTGTAATCTAGCTTAATCAACGGTTGTCTCACACCTGTGGAACGCCTGTTGAAATGGTTAAACTAATGTCTCCTTTTGCTTCTACTCCTACCTTTTCTCCATACTTCTTAGGATTCCATTTAGCCAATAGCTTAAGTCTTGCTTCCACTCTGTTCTTTTGCATCTGTACCGCAGCCGGATCTAGCCTTGTATTGCCCTCAGAACCGCACAAAGGAGGAGGTGCATCTATTATCTCCAAACATTCCTCCGCAATAGCATCAGCACCCATATCTCGCGCGTGTGCGAAGCGTGCGATAAAGTCTCCATCATCTTTTTCCAACCAATTATAAATAGTTCTCCAGTTTGGTTTATTTTTTTGACGGCAGTAAGAGCGCAAAGTATTACCATGAGCAATCCATTCTATTATTTCGTTAACAACAACAGGATCAGGTTTAGTAGAAGGTCTACCTAACTTGGATTGTTTTGTAACGAGTTGCGTAGCTGACTCTTTTTTCATAACGGCAAATTTGAGCTATGTAACCACGAGAGATACCAAACATTATGGATAAGCAACCATAGCCAATACCATAATCTTCATGCAGCTCTCGTAGTGCATCTACAATCACCTGTGTAATACGACCATTGTAATTATGATGATCTTCAGAACACCGATGACCAGAATCTGTAACACCAACAACAATAGTTTTTGGCCTAACTGCTGCTAGTGTCATAAAAAATAAATAAAATTATTCATAATATAGAGAAATGTAGAGTAAATCGCAATATCTGTAAGAAATCTAATTTATTTAGTAAATTCTTTGTAATCTAATGTATTGCAATGAATTAGAAAGAAAATGCCAAAATCAAATGTGTTCATCAGGTAAACACTTTTTATAAATTTGT